CTTTATCTTGAACAGGGAACTCTGTCATCTCGTAAAACCGAGAAGTTGTTTTCAGATTAATTTTATCAAATCCTAAGGCAAACATCTCACTTCTAAACTGATCCATTTCAGCTTCATTGTGCTCAAATATCAATGTATCTATCGAAGCTCTACCTCCAACAGACATAAATGCCTTAGCATTTTCAATTATTTTATACCAGTCAGTTCCTTTTCTGTAGAGAACATGACTGTCTGCGTAGCCGTCTATTCCAAAAACAACTTCGTGAGAACTATTAGACAATAATTGGCCAAGTTCTTTCCACCAAGTAATAGATCTAGCACTACCATTAGTGTGTATGCCAAGATGAATATCTTTGTTAGATTCTTTTATGTACCGGCAAATTTCTAAACAGTCTCTAGCAATTATAGGATCTCCGTAATTTCCACAAGCATATATATGCTGTATATTTTTAAGATCATCAACTGTAAACCACTGCTGAAATTGTTCTAAGAATATTTCGTGCTGACCCACAAATGGACGTTCTTGACCACCATTATGATTTCTAGCACACATAGGACAACTAGCTTGACATTTATCAGTCAGCTCTATATGTATAGATCTATACTCTGATAAAAGATTCATGTAGGAGTTTTTTCAAGTATTTTAAAAACAAACTTACCTATCCTACTTTCTACAGCTTTGCGTAATTCTTCATCTTTAAAAATCATGTTAAGACTGTCATGTAATATAACATTTTCTCTTTGAATTTGCATAAACTTTTTTAAATAAAAAGGTTCAGTTAAAATAGGGTTATCTTCTTCCATAATATTACCAAAAATTAAATAGATACTTTGGCACAAGACCGCAATTTGATCCAGCATGCCATAATTTTCTAGAACTCCATTGCCATATATCTCCTTGTGTTTGATTATAAAAACACTGGTCATCCACAATTAAGACATGTCCCCATCTCGGTTTGTCAATGTGACAATGAAATCGTATTCTATCAGGTTGGGCAGATAATTCTTTTTCGTTATCATTTACATCCCAATGCTGGGGAGCAAACATTCCCTGATGTATTCTACTGATCCAACAACTAGTATAATTTTCTACTCCAACGAACTCCCCAAATTTTACAGCTATTGATTCATCAAAATTAATACCAGAAAGAAACATATCCCATCCTACAGTTCCTCCCTCATACCAATTACGATATCCAGAATTTTTCCATAACGTAGTGACACTGTCTAATCCAACAATGTTATCACCTTCTTTATGACTGGGTCCAATATAAGCGGGAGTCTGTTGTTCTAAATCTTTTATTATAGAATCCCAGTCAAACAGGCTGGCGCAATTTCCAAAATATTTTAACATTTTTCTACGCCTAAAAAGTGAAAAAGATAATAAGGCTCTGAACCACAGTTAGTGCCGGCATGATAACTTTTATAACTGTCCCATTGATAAACTTCATGCTGAGCAATATTATAAAAGCATTGATCTTCTAATATTAGTACATGTCCAAACTTAGGTTTATCCATAAAGCAAACATACCTTACTAGTCTGCCCTCTTTCAGCCATTCATCTTCTTTATCTTCTACATCCCAATGGTAGGGAACACAGCGACCTGGCCACACCTCACTGACAAAAACTCTTTTTGGTTCAGCTTTAACTAAATCACTAAATTTAGTTTGAATGTCAACAGAAAAATGATGACCCGGATAATAATCATACCATTGTATATGTTTAAGGTCGTAATTAGCATTTGTCCAAGTATCCATAATATTATTGTATGACTCTTTAAGCTTAACACTTGTTGGATCTGTTTTATTATCTAATTCTCCACTTGATCTTTCTACAACTGTACCAGGTGTATTAAAATCGCCTGTCTTAGGTTTTATGGACATCAACACTGAATTCCAATCTATAATATCTTTAGTAGACGTTAGTCTTTTAGGCACGATCAGGTTCCTCATTAAACATTTTTCTGTAAATGTATTCTAGTCCTTGATTACCCCAAGTTACATATTTTCCTAAACTACGCTTAAACATTTTAGATAAATCATAATTTCCATCTTGTGTCTGTACTTCCTTAATTCTATGTAAGGCTGTACCATGAACTATAGATTCTATTAACTTAGCTTCTATAATTGGATTATCTTTAGATATACATCCATACCAGTCGAATGTTTTCATTTGTCCATTATTGTCTATCATATGACAATGGCTATACATTGTCAACTTGTAGACATTATTTTGATACAAATCGATCATAATATCTAATAATTGTTGACGCCAATCTGGACAAATATCATCGAGATTGTCCCCTCCAAAAATAATTTCATTACAGCTTTTGCCGTACCACTTAAAAAATAAACGTTTATTTGTTTGATCAATATCTAAAATTTCAGGAGCGTAACTTTTATCTTTACACATTAAAATATGTTCTAATTCTTTTTTCCAAAAACTGTCTACAGATTCTTCAGTATACAATGGGCGTTGACCTTGTAATCGCTGATATTTGTTCAGATGATCATAGTTGGCACAAAAAACATTTCCTTCGGGATTAATCAACGGCTCATATGTTTGTTGAGCCATACATCTAAATTCTCCCCTATCATCAAATTTAAAATAAGGTTTCCAACTGTTTATATTCATGTTAATCTTCCAGGTCTAGTGTTATAACCTACTCTAGGTCTATCACCAAAAAAGCAACTAGCTATCCATTTACATCCAGATTTTATTTTATAACTGGCATGAATAGTATCCCAATTGTATGCTTCGTCATACGACTGTTTAAAATACAAGAAACTTCCCTTTCTAGGAATTACATTTATATTAAGCCTAGGAAAGTGAACGTTCCCTCCGTCAAAATCATCATTAAGGAAAAATATACCTGTACCTACTCTATCACCGCCGTATTTGTAATAGTTAATTTGTCGAGGATCATATGGATAATCGTGATGATAAGCTAAAAATTGACCAACTTCGTAGTTGTAAATATCTATTGCTTCTATATGAGCAAAAGGTATTTCAGCATACTTAACGATTGCCGAAGCAAATATATCGTAATGGTAAGGATTCATTCCTTTACTAATACCCCTATTCTCCACAGTTTCTGTTACTTGATAATACGATTCTTTTCTACTTTGATAGCCAGAGTTAGGATTCATTGTGTCAGCTTGATGTTTGGCTATCACTTGATCACAAAATTCATGAGACAACACATCATGGTAGACAATAATTTTAGGTTTATCTAAGTATAATGTATAATTCATTCTTTTAACATTCTTTCAATATTTGTTTTAATTTGTTCAGACAAAGGATTAATATCATAATTAAAACTTATAACTTCTGTACCAGTTCTATTAATTAGATATTTGTGAAAGTTCCATTGAGGTTGATGGCCAGTTTTTTCTCCTAGCATATTAAAAAATGAATTACTTGGATTATTTTTATTTTTTTCTCTTAGACCCGGGCGAGTACTAGTAAAGGGAACAACATGAGTTTTAGTAAACACAGGAAATGTTATTCCATATTCATTGTCGCAAAAATCTTTAATTTTATCATTGCTATCAAACTCTTGATTGGCAAAATTGCTACTTGGAAAGGCTAGTACCAGAAAACCTTGATCTTTGTAAGTAGTATATAATTCTTCTAAATCATTATATTGCGGAGTCAACCCGCAATGACTAGCAGTGTTTACAACCAGTAGCACTTTGCCTATATATTTTGATAGATGTATTCTTTCATCATCTAGTAGTACAAATTCGTGATCATAAAAGCTCATGTCTTGTTTCCTTATTGTTTTAATATTCAATCCGATATTTTTATCTTCTTCTTTACAAATATCATATTCAATCATCTCAAATTCAAAAACTACTTGGGGATCATTAATAATATTTAATTTTGTTAATAAAATTAATTCTTTAGATTCTAAGTCTACAGCAAACCCAAACTGTTTTGCGTCGTTATACCATTTAACTATTCCTGTGGCCATTCTTATATCCTACCAACATGAATCTTGTGTATAATGGAAGTTCTAACTGTCCCTTCCATGCTACATTTAAATTAGATTGCTGAACAAAATTTTCTAATGTTTCAGCAATTCGAATATGTTCATTTATACAGTAATTATTGCTTTGTAAAACTAGTAGCGTATTTTCAGGAATATGACTAAGCCAAGTTTCATAATCTTCTTGACTAATATGTTCGCAACTAGTATTGATAACTATATCACTATTAGTTGAATACTCTAACATATCAGCAGTGACCGCAGTAAATTTAGCATTAATATTTTCTAATCTGTTCATAAGAACAGCAGTTTTTTCGCAACTTGGGTCTATATCTATGCTGGTTATTTTTGTTATAGGTATATCAGAAAGAAATAAAAGACTTGCTAAAACACCTACCCATCCGCCGTGTATTTCAACACTACTAGATTTAGTTACAAAAGGCTTAAGATTATCTATAAGCCATAACTTACTTTTAATTTGTCCCTTCCAAAATGCTTCTAATGTCCTGTACGAATCGTCACTGGACCTTATAGCATCCATCCAAAATAATATATGGTCTATGTCTACTTTCATACTTTTTCATATTGTTCGCGCAGGCGATCAAATACTCCGCATTGTCTAGCACATTCATTTAAAGGATCGTGGTCCCATGTGTCTTTAATTTTATCAAAATACCCATTGTTAAAAATTGACTCTAGACTCTGATTTTTTAAATTTGGAAATTGACCTATAATATCTAAGTAATTATTTCTTCCTGGATCGTTTGGTGTTCTCCACTCAAGATCTAACCAACAGCATGGAGCTACATTACCAGTAGCACTAATATAAATTTGCTTCCATTCAACTGACTTACAATGGATCTTAGGTTTTCCTATTTTAGTTGCTTCTTCTATTTTTATAAACATTTCTTTACTTTTTTTAGAAGGTCTAATGGTATGGATTGTTTTTCCTTGTTCATCAAGTACATTTAAAAAATCATTCTTAAATCTTGTAGTGTGCTTAAGATTAAATTCAGTAAAACCTAATTGTTCACTTAGTTTTCTACAAGCGTCAATTTGATGTTCATTATGTTCAAAGACTAACATACTCCATACGGCATGTCCGCCGCTTTTTATAAAAGCAGTAGCATTTTCAATTATTTTATCAAAATCTGTAGACACCCTATAAAGAGCATGTGTATCTTTTAATCCATCAATACCAAAGGTCACAGATGTTTTTGTCTTGGCTAGTTCTTCCCACCATTGGGGGGTTCTAGCACTACCGTTAGTGTGAAAGCTAATCTTCATTTCTGGATTAATAGTTCTTGAATATTGAATTATTTCTAATGTATCAGTGGCTACAATAGCATCACCTAGATTACCGCAGAGTAATAATGTATCTAAGTTTTCTAAAACACTAACAGGTATCCACTGTTTATATTCTTCCAACGTAATTTCTGTTAATTCAAAAAAAGGCATTAGTCTACTACCCTGTATTCTCCTAGGGCACATTGGACATTTTGCTTGGCATTTAGTAGTAATTTCTAAATGAATGCTTTTTATATTTTCTAATTTATACATTTTTTATCTTAGGTATTTTGCTATCGGCACTACTAACACAACTGGGAGTTATACAGCTTACAGGTCCTTTAAATAGATTAAAATTTTCTAGATTTCCTAAAGGTGCGTCGTGACAACTATAGCTACGTTTAACTTCGTCACCCCTAATTATCACACTTTGATAACCACTATTACACATCCACCCTTTGAATTTATTAAATCCAAACGCATTAAATCTTTCTGCTTGGTCAAACAAATATTCCCTGCCTTCTTTATCGTACATAGCTATCTGATAAATTTCTTCACCATTAGCTTCTTGCGGGAATCCAGTTCTCATTATTTCTATCATTTCGTCTGTATAACCGTTGACTACGTAACTAGCAGTGGGATCACTTTGAGGTTTTAGTGTTACATTAATTCCGTGCCTATGAAGGCGTTCGCATCTTTCGTAGTATTCCCAAAACTTTTCCGGAACCATAACTTGATTTACTGTAACATAAACACTATTATACTGAAGCCTGTGGATCTTTTCTATAAAATCTTTTTCTCTAGCATGTTCTGCGTGGAAACTAGCAGTAATACTTTTACGAGCAAACATAGATACAGTAGACGACCAACTACGCCACCATGCTTCTCCCGGACTAAGATTAGTAGTCATATGTACACTTTGATACGGAGTCTCTACGCCGTCATCTAAATGCCTCATTAAGTCTAGTAGTCCACGATAAGCAGTAGGTTCGCCGCCACTAAAACTCCAATGAAATTGATTAAATCCGTTGTCTCTAGCCTGTGTTTTGATTCTATCAACTACAGTTTTGTATACTTCGATTGGTCTATGATCAGGAGTATCGGATCGAGCGTAAGGCCAGCAGTAGCTACACTTATAATTACAAAAACGCCCGAGTATCCAACTAACGGAAAACAACGGGCGATCTAACATTGTTCGTTGTCCAAATCGAACAACCTTTTCGAAGGGTATTTCTGTAAATTTCATCTCTGTATTTAAGCCAATGCTTGTTGACAGACCAAAAAAGTAAATATATAATAACATCATGACACTATCTAAAAGCCCCGAACGAAACACTTTCCAAAAGGAAAAATACCTTGAGCGGCAAGCCGAAAAGGGTAAGACTCCTGAGAACGACGAAGATACTCGTGCTATGGTTGAGTATTATGAATCTTGGGATGAGAAGGAAGACGCTCAAGAAGCAGATCCAGAATGGCAAAAAGATAACCTTGAATGGGATCTACGTACATCCGATTGGATGTGTGCTAAGGTCAGAGCAAGTGAAAGCTATGCTCAAAATCTTTATGCAGCAATGTGTAATAATGATTTCATTAAAAGAGACATGTGGCCCATTCTTAAAGAGCAAAAGTGGTCATGCTCTTGGCGTTATGCCGGGGGCATTATTGCCCATATGCGACAAGAAGGTGACTATATAGATTGGTATTGTAGCGGCATTCGTGACATTGGTGTGTTTGCACCTGCCGAAGAGAACGAAGAATTTACCGAAGAACAAAAGGCAAGATTAGCTATTGTAGATAAATTTGTTAGTGAAAGTGTAGTCACTGATGAAATTGAAAAAGATTTATACGATCTTGGTTGGCTCGTTGTTAAATACAATGACAACCAGGATTAATTATGGATCTTAAAAAGTTCAGCCATCAAATTTACAAATATAGAATACTTTATTTTCTAGGAGCAGCTTCGGTTATTGTTTCTATTTACTATGCGATTGAATACGGAGCATGGCTTTTACTACTAGCATCATATCTATGGAGCCGTTGGGTCGGTTTTTTAGGTAATCAAATAGCATTACATAGGTACTTTGCTCACAAAAGTTTTACTACAACACCTATGAAACACCAATTTTTGTTATGGTTTTCTATTTTAGGTGGGGAAGGAAGTCCGATAACATGGGCATCCCATCATAGGCACCATCATAAATATACAGAAACGGAACGTGACATTCATAGTCCATATGAAAGTATTTTACTTTCAACTGTAGGATGGCAAATAAAACCTGCCAAATGGTGGTTATCTGAAAGACAAGTTAGAACTATACCCAAAGATCTATTAAGAGACGAGTCAATTAAATTTGTAGACAAACATTATTATAACATTTGGGCTTTACTAATTTTAGGAAGTTTTTTAATAGATTGGAAACTATGTGTATTTTTCGTACTAGCACCGGTCGGACACGGAATTATTAGCGGCGCGATTCTAAACTGGTTCGGTCACTGGAAATTACCTAAGAGTTACAGAAGCTTTGAAACACCAGATAAAACTTATAATAATCAACTTGTTGCTTTGTATCTAGGCGGCGAAGGATTACATAACAATCATCATCACGATACATCAAAATATGACCAAGCATTCAACCCAGGCGAAATTGACTTGGGAGGAAAATTAGTTAGAAAATTTTTTGCTACAAACGCGGAGAAATAAAATGGAACGTCCAGATCGAATGATTTTTAACGCAGAAGAAATTTTTGAGGATATTCCGGGAGATCCGGATAATGTCATGCTGAAGTTTCCACCTGAGCTTCTTGAACAAGTAGGTTGGAAAGAAGGTGACACACTAAATATTACACTCGAAGAAGGGGCATTGGTTATTTCGAAACATGGCTAAAAATTCAGAATTATTAGAACTTACAGGTAAAGTATCTGAAGTGTTACCTAACTCTACGTTTAGAGTTAAGGTAGACAATATGGAACAAGTTGTACTTTGTTATATGGGCGGTAGACTCAAACAAAACAAAATCAAAGTGATCTTAGGAGATCCAGTAAAAATTGAAATAAGCCCATACGATCTTACCAAAGGTAGGATAACTTATAGGATGTAACAATGAATTCGGTCTTAGAACGTGTAAATTTAGTTTGTAACAACGTTCTAAAGACCAACGATCAAGCAATTACATTTAGAAAGCTTATAAATTCAATTAGAAAAGAATTCAAACAAGTCGACTTAGACTTAAAAATTAAAACTAAACGAGATAAAGATCTAGAGAATAACGCATTTTATGTAAATGCTTTTTACGATCCAGAGGATGACAGTAATTCCGAAACTCCGATAGAAGTTCTTATCCATCATTCTTTTGATAGCAACGACTTATTTCATAGTCAACAAATATCAGAATTTCTTATTCAAATTTTTGATGCTGTAGTACATGAATTACGGCACCAACAGCAAAGCAGAAAACGAAACTATAAAACTTATAGTGATCATGCTTACGAACCATTTTCAAGATACTTAGCAGATCCAGATGAATTAGATGCTTACAGCCTAAGCATAGCCATTGAACTACTACGTGCCATGCCTGCGGATAGAGCAAAACGCTATATGACCAAAATGACGTTGCTTAGTAAAATGAAAATCAACGGAAATCTTATTAGTCCAAATTTAAAAGCCTATGTTGACTATTTTGGCAACAATCCTCTACTAAAACGGTTAGCCAAAAAGGTTAATAAGCATCTAAATTCACTTGACAGTAACCAAATTTTCCGCTAAAATATGCTTATCGTAAACACTAACGGAGCGGATACCGTGGCTAAAGAGTTTAATACGCAAGAAGTTCTGGAACTGGCTTGTGCGGCCCAGCGTTGGAATAAAGACTATCTGAAAGAAATGACTGCGGTTTATGAAGACAACGGCAGTATCCGTTTTTGGAAACAGCCTAACAAGACGCATATTCTCTACAGCCTCGGTGCTATCAATTGGGGGAGCGAGCAAGATCCTCGCATGATGCCCGTGAAACTTCAAATCACTGACGAGGATCGTGAGCAGGCTGCGGAAATTCGCAAGTATTATAAACGACTGATGTTTGCCGCTGTCAAAGGCGACAATGATTTCCTTACCGAAGTTAATGCTATTCTTAGTTCCGAAATAGTAGCAATGAACAAGGTAGGCTATGTGGCCTGCTTGCCCAGCGTTCAAAAACGTGATGTGGCTAGAAACAGTATAGAAAAACGTGTTCGAACTGTAGATGCTGGCTATGTTGCCAACGTTAGTACTAATATTTTTGACAAAGACTGCGAAATTTTAGAGTCAAAACACTCAAATAACTTTGACGCTTATAATATAACTGCTATAATTGATAATAAAATGGTCACTTGGTTTAGTAAGACAGACCTTAATCTTGGTGCTTGTGTAGTTGTTAAAGCCAAAGTTAAAGATCATTCCAAACATTGGAAATTTAAAGACACAGACGTTACCCGTCTTAATTATGTGAAAGCGGTACAATAATGTATAATGAAAAAGAATATGATGCGTTTGCCAGTCGAATGAAAGAACGTTTCCCTAAATTGTTTAGCCAACCGTATGGCGGATTTGAAGTAGGTCCAGGCTGGTGGCCTATTCTTGAATCACTGTGTGAGAGAATTAATAGTCATGTAGAATGGAAACAGAATCAGCTGGAAAAATATCAGCGAGGCGAAGGTTGTCCAGATGTTGTTGTGGCACAGATCAAAGAAAAGTTTGGCGGACTACGTTTTTACTACGACGGTGGAGACGATGAAGTTTCGGGCATGGTTCGTATGGCAGAAGCCTGGGCGGACCACTCTTGCGAAGAATGTGGTAAACCCGGTAAGAGGCGAGACGGTGGATGGATCAAAACTCTCTGCGACGAACACGAAGCTGAAAGACAAGCTCGAATAAAGGAGAGATTTAATGAGACTAATCTGTGACGATTACAATCAAATTTATGTTTGGGTTGAAGATTTAGATGAAAATATCGAACTCAGTCCTCGATTTGACTACGAAGAAGATGCGTTCCAATGGCGAGACCGTGTGGCTAGTTTATTGAAAGGTAAAAATGAAAATTAAACTTGTCAGTGACCTTCATTTAGAGTTTTCTGACATTAATATTAAGAACGATGAGGGATGTGATATCTTAATTCTAAGCGGTGACATTATGGTTGCCCAGGATCTACACGACCATCCGCACATGGACTATGGCATGTATAGCAATGTTAATCTTGCTGACTTGGGCCGTAGGCAACAGACTGCTCTCCGATTTAGAGATTTTTTAAAGCGTGTAAGTTTTCAATTTCCTCATGTTATTTACGTTGCCGGTAATCATGAATTCTATCACGGTAAATGGCATCAGACATTGACTACCCTTAGTAATGAGTGTGCTAAGTATCCTAATATCTATTTCTTAGAAAATGGTTATAAAAAGATTGACGATATTATCTTTGTGGGTGGTACATTATGGACTGACATGAATCGTTCTGATCCCTTAACCTTACATTCTGTACGAGATATGATGAACGACTTCCGTTTAATCCGTAAAGAATACGAAGGATATACTGCTTTAAAGCCAGCAGATACAGTTTATCGTCACAGAGATACTTTAAATTTTATTGAGAAAACTATAGCAGATAAGCCCAATGACAAGTTTGTAGTTGTGGGTCATCATTCTCCTAGCAATCTCAGTGTTCACGAAAACTATAAAAATGATTATTTAATGAATGGTGCCTATCGCAGTGATCTAAGTAATTTTATTTTAGATCATCCACAAATTAAATTGTGGACACATGGACATACTCATCATCCGTTTGACTATGTGATAGGCGAAACTCGCATTGTTTGTAATCCGAGAGGCTATGACGGTTATGAACAAACAGGTTGGAACCCTAACATTGTATTGGAGATTTAAATGGAACCAGATATCCCAGAAATTTTGCGTAGTACTGCTCAAAATATGAGCGAACTATTCCATGTATTAGCAAATCGAGTTGAAGAATTGGAAAAAGAAAATGAACGACTTAAACATGAACTTGAAGCCAGAGGGGCCAAAGTTGAGTGAAAAAGAGTTTAAGCTATTTAAAAAATGGCTTAAATCTCATTTAGAATTTGGTCCTGTAACTGTGACTTTCACTAAGGTTGACGGTAGTGAACGAATTATGGAATGTACAACTAATTCAAAGCTAATACCTGAAGTGGAAAATAAAAGTTCAGAACCAAAGAAAGAAAAAAAGAAAAGTGACGAAGCTATCACGGTATACGATTTACAAGCCAACGGTTGGCGTAGCTTTAGGTGGGACTCAATTAAACAAGTGAGATTCGTATTATGAGACGAGTAGTCGGTGACGACTGTGAAATCCTCTGCGAGGACAATGGACGTAAAATGGTTGCGGATATTCTTTCATTTAAAGAACACCAATATCTTAACGTTAGTTTGGAAAAACAGTTAAAATTAGAAATGCGCTGGAACGGTAATATCTATGAAGGAAGACTAGGACGTATGAGTTTTACTTCTGAAGGTCCAGTAATTAGAAATTTTAAACAAGGCAGATAAAAATGAAAGTAGGTTTAAGCTATAGTCGATGTGTACGAGATATCGTCGACGGTGTTGTAGATATCGACGACGTATTGGTAATTATTTCTCGTACAGATTTTGATCCGCGAGATGCTAAACAGTGGGCAGGTATTTGGGCCGGTTATCATGACAGTTATGGATTGAGTAATCCAGAATGGCGTAACTATCCTCCCGAAGACGAGGATCGTTTTCGTTCAGTAAGTATTGAGCTGTGGGAGTCTGGTAAATTACATCAGCCTCGTCAATTTGGCTCTCATCCTCGTCGTATGCCCTACTACTGGTTAGAAACTATCTTGCCCGACAGCGAGCTAGAACGTTCGCCGGCGGCAAAACATGCCTTTGAAAAATTTCAAATGGTAGCTGGACTTATTTCTCCCAAACCACTTCAAACTGAACACGAATGAATATCATCTCACAAATTATAGCAAGACAAGGTGATCCATTTATCGATGGGTCAAGTCTTCCTTTTCAGATGGCTGAACGTGTCACCGAGTATAAAGAAGATCCCTTAGTTCTATCCTGTGTAGTCAAGCGTCTACTAGAATTAGGCCAAGGCTATAGAGATATGAATGATACTACCACTGTGGCAGAAATTACGGATCAAGATCGAGCCTTAGCTAAAAACATCAAAGAATATTACACTAAAAAATTCTTTTGGCGTGCGTTAAGTAATAATAGGCCATTAAGTGATTATCGTCGTCGTTTGATTAATCTACTGGAAAATAGTATTAGAAGTTGTCGAGATCAAGACTGCGGCATCTACTATAAGCTGCCCTACTTCTATGAAGAAGACTTAGTCTATGATGAATTTAAAAAGACATTCGATACTTCTAAACTCAGTGATCTAGGCAATGCTCGTCAAACATTGTTCTTGAAACAGCTGACTTTTCTCAGAACATCTTTCAGTGGACAGAGAAAAAATAAAATTGTGCGCTACTGGTTTAATGATGACAACAATTGGTTGTATGGTCTTAGTCTAACTAAAGACAATCCCTTGCTAGAAATCTTTGATAACTATCTCAAAGAACACCAAAAAGTGATATTTGACACAAGACTAGTAGAAGATAGAATTGATGATTTACACTACTATAAAATGTATAACTACAAATTTGTAAAGGAAGAAAATGCCTAATTTAGTGCCTATGGTAATCGAGCAAGAAGCTCGTGGAGAACGTAGCTACGACATTTACAGTCGTCTACTTAAAGATCGTATTGTTATGCTAGACACTGACGTTAACGAACACAGCGCCAGTCTTATCGTAGCACAGCTACTATTTCTAGAAAGTCAAGGTAACGAAGATATTCAGTTTTTTATCAACAGCCCTGGGGGTGTTGTTACTGCTGGTATGGCAATCTATGATACAATGCAGTTTATCAAACCAGACGTGGCTACTATTGTTTTAGGACAGGCCTGCTCTATGGGCAGTCTTTTGGCCACTGCTGGTGCTCCAGGTAAGAGGCGTATGCTTCCAAATGCTAGACATATGATTCATCAGCCTAGTGGAGGTGCTGGCGGACAAGCTACAGACATGGAAATCCAAGTACGAGAGATTCTAAAAATGAAACAGAATCTAACTCAAATTTACGTCAAGCACAATTCTAAAGGTAAAACTTACGACCAATTTTATGCAGCTATGGAACGAGACAACTTTATGAGCGCCCAAGAAGCCCTAGATTTTGGCTTGGTTGATGAGATTGTGGAAAAACGCTCGTAATATACGTATATAATTGGCTCCTATAGTAAACTATAAATATATTTGCTAAGGAGCCGAAATGGAAAGAAAACCATTTAATTGGAGTCTTTTAACTAGAACTACCCTGTATGGACTGCTTAATTCCATACAGAGCAAGGTTGTTGATCGTAATCTAGCTGTTGAAGACCTACACAGCGTATTAGCAAAACATATTAAAAAATTCTTACCAGTAAAAGTTCGATTAGATCGAGACTCAAAAAATGATAAAGGCTATGTGTACGTCGGTGGCACATATGACAGCACCAAGGATAAAGCTGATAAACCCAGATATATTGAAATAATTTTCAGTTACAACCCGGATCAACAGCGTCTTAAATTAAGCCGTCATCGTTGGCAAAGACTTTGTTTGTTGTTTGCTGACACTATGTTACACGAAATTATCCATACTAGACAATATCGTAGTAGAAAATTCAAAGCTATTCCCGGATATCAAAGCTTTGCCTATTACGCTCGAGACCGTCGCAAGCAAGAATATTATGGAGATACTGACGAACTTGGTGCGTTTAGCTACAATATTGCCTGCGAATTATACGACAGATTTGGCTCAGATTTTGGTGCCGCAGCCAAATATTTAGATTCAAATAAGTATAGAAGACACACAAGGACCAGCTTCTACAGATATATGGAAGCATTCGATCACAACCATAATCATCCAATTATTAAACGGATTAAAAGAAAATCCCTTTCACAATTGCCAAATGCTGAAATTGGCAAACCATTTCGAACATCAAACTACTTGACCTATTAAACACTTGATGCTAAAATAAAGCATTAATTATCAATAGGAGTCTATAGTGAGCGATCCTTGCCAAAATGTTATTTCTGCTCTAGAAACACATAATAGTCGTTTGGACAAAGAAGCAATTATTGAAGTCCAAATGAATGCTAAAAATGACGAATTTTTTGCAGGGTGTCGACTAGCGTTGGACCCTATGGTTACGTTTGGTCTTAAACAAATACCGGAGAAAACAAATGAGGACGGTTCTGGTCTATCTTGGGATGGTTTTATTAGTGTCGTTCAGCGTTTATCTAATCGTGAGCTTACCGGTAACGTTGCCCGTAGTGCCGTCG